CCACCGGCTACGGCACCGGCGCAGGGCTTTGCGGCTGGAACTGCCGCCACACCTTTTTCGCGGTGTTCCCGGAGCTGGGCGACCCGCCCCAATGGACGCAGGAGCAGCTGCGTAAGCTGAACGCCCGGAACATCGAGTGGAACGGCAAAAAGTACACCGCTTACGAGATATCCCAGATGCAGCGTGCCCGGGAGCGGAACGTCCGCCGCTGGAAAAAACGGTATCTGGCCGAGGACGCCGCCGGGCTGGACCCCACCGACGCCGCTGTGCGCCTGAGAGCCGCCCGCCAGAGCCTTGCAGAGTTTGCACAGGCCACGGGTGGCCGTGTGGACAGTGCCCGCACCAGCGTGCCGAAGTTCGGCAGGAGCGAGGGCAGTAAGGCAAGCGCACAGGCACGGAAGGCGGAGCCGCATAAGGTTCAAAGCACACGGGGTAGCGGCGGCGCATCTGGACAGAATGGAAAAACCGTGCGTAAAGTTTTGGGAAAGGTCGATACGACCAACACGAAACAGGTTGACGCGCTTAAAAATTCGTTCTGTTCTGGCTATGCGAAATCTGATGTTGAGCATATGATGGTCATTACAAAAGATGGCGAAGTCCATTATATGACCGACAACAATCCCAGAGGGGTTGACTGTTCGTATCTGGGTGGTAAACTGAAAGGTAGTTACAACATTCACACCCATCCACCGAAAACCACGCAATATTCTTTTAGCACAGACGCAGATATCCCCGGCGCATTCGCTGACGGTACTGCTGTCATGGAAGCGGTTGACTACAAATACCGCTATCGTTTTGTTGTACCTGAAAATATCACGTTTGAGCAGTGGGAAGCCGTGTGTGAGGAAGTTCGCGAGGAGCGAAATGCCGTAATGGAAAGCAGAGGGTATGGCTTCGATGATTATGAAGAAAATATCCAGCATGTCATTATTGACGAAACATGCCGCAGACTTGGCTTGAAGTGTTATCACAGGGAGAAGCGAACATGATTTATACTCTGGAACAGATTGACCAGCTCACAAAGGAAAGCGTCCGGCGTGAAAATGCGCTCATTGCTGAATATCGGCGTACACATACAGTACCCGGCAGAGGGGTTATTTCTACTCCCGAAATTGATGCCGAGCGTGCAGAGCAAAAGCGTCTGTATGGGGAATACCTCAAAGCTCTTGCCAATAAGGATTAACCACCATCCACCCGGACGGTGGTTTTCTTTTGCCCATTTTCAAGCACTGTGCAAAATTTGCCCAGTGCTTTTTTCATGCCGTTTTAGCTCATGTTGGCAGAGCACCGGTCTCCAAAACCGGAAGCGGCAGGTTCGAGCCCTGCAAACGGTGCCATGCGGCGGGCGGCGCGTACCCCGCCCAAGACCGAATACTGACAGAGAACAGTGTAAAAACTGAGGTCTCACACATGAAAGGAGTTTCCACCCATGAAACGTGAAGACGTAAAGAACAAGATCCCCGGCATCACTGATGAACAGCTGAACTGGATCATGCAGGAGAACGGCGCAGACATCAACCGGGAGAAGTCTGCCGCCACAGCCCTGCAGACCCAGCTGGACAACGCAAACGCCCAGCTCAAGACCGCACAGGACGGCCTGAAAGCCTTTGACGGCGTGGACGTGGCAGGCCTGCAGGAGCAGGTCACCAAGCTGAAGGCCGACATGAAGGCGCAGGCCGAGGGCTTTGCCTTTGACAACGCGCTGGACGCAGCCATCCTTGGCAAAAAGGGCCGCAGCGTCAAGGCGGTGCGTGCTTTGCTGGATCTGGACGCCCTGAAAGGCTCTGCCGACCGCAGCACCGACATCGGCAAGGCGCTGGACGAAGCTGCAAAGGCAAACCCGTGGGCGTTCGGCGAGGACGGCGCAGCCGGTGTGGCCGTGGTCTCCACCGGCGCCGAGCACGGTGCCCCGCCCGCCAACGACAACGATGGTGTGGAAGCCGCTTTCAAATCCCTGAACCCTGAACTGAACCTGTAACAACGAAAGGAGATTTCTATGGCACATGCAAGTCAGGAGCGTTACTCCGCTCTGGTGGATGCAAAGCTGCGTGCGACTCTGGTCACCCGCGACAATACCATCTTCAACAACCGCTATGAGGGCAGCCCCAAGGCCGGTAAGGTCAAGATTCCTGTCCGCGACACCGAGGTGGCCGTCAAGGCCTACGACAAGGCCAACGGCGTGGATGCCGATGCAGGCACCACCACCTATCTGGATCTGGACATCGACAACGACGAGGCCGTGAACGAGATCATCGACGGCTTCGACGCCGCTTCCGTGCCCGACGGCATCACCGCCGAGCGTCTGGACAGCGCAGGCTACTCCATGGCTCTGTCCATCGACAAGAAGTCCATCGAGGCACTGCAGAGTGCAGAGGGTGCCAACGTCAGCGCCACCAAGACCGCCTGCACCGCTTCCACCGCCTACAAGGAGGCTCTGGCTGCAAAGCGCACCCTGAGCCGCAACGGCGTGCCGCAGGCCGGCCGCTGGATGATCGTCAGCCCCGAGTATCTGGAGACCCTCATGCAGGACGACCGCTTCATCAAGCAGGGCGATCTGTCCCAGCAGCTGGTGCAGACCGGCGCAGTGGGTCAGATCGCGGGCTTTGCGGTGTACGAGTCCAACAACATGGATTTCGAGAACACCACCCGCGTGGCCAGCAAGAAAACCACCACCGAGTTCATCTGCGGCCACCCCAACTGGTGCCACCGCGTCATGGAGTGGCAGACCCCGGTGCACCTGCAGGATCTGGGCGGCTCCGGCAAGTACATCGGCGCATCCGCTGTGCAGGGGCGCAAGGTGTACGGCATCAAGGTGTCCAAGCCCAAGACCCTGTACATCAAGCGCATCGAGGCGTAAGGCCATGCTCTACTGCACCTATGACCAGTATGCGGCGGCAGGCGGCACCGTGCCGGAAGCCGCTTTCGGCGTGCTGTGCAGCCGGGCTTCCCGCATGATCGATGCCGCCACCTTTGGCCGGGCCGAGAGCCACGCCGCAGGGTGCGAGGCCTGCCGGGAAGCGCTGGCGGATGCCTGCGCCCAGATCGTCGGCCTGCTGGCCGCTGCATCTGCAGCGGGTGCTGTGCCGGGTGCTGCCAGCGTCTCCAACGACGGCTACAGCGTCACCTTCGGCAGCAATGCCAGTGTGACCGCAGCCGCCCGGCAGGAAGCCTATGAGATCCTCCGCACCGCGCTGGGCAGTGACCCGCACGGCCTGCTGTACAGGGGGATTTTGTGATGCAGACAGCCGTTACTGTGGTGAACCTCATCCACGACACCGCCACCGAGACGGACAGGCCTGTGTGCTGGGTGTTTCCGGGGTGCAGCTGGCGGGAATGCCGCTCCACCTCCGGCTCCGGCACTGCCAAGGACCCGGAGCGCACCACCCACATCCGCATCCCGGCCAGCGTGTGCACCATGGGGTATCTGCCCTACGCCCAGTGGGCGGCGCTGCCTGCTGCCGAAAAGGCCAAGCACTGGACCCTGAAACGCGGCTGGAAGCTGATGCAGGGCGCGGTGCGTACCCTGACCGCCGAAGAGTACGCACACCTCGAAAAAACGCACCAGTGCTGCACCGTGTCGGCCATCTCGGACAACCGGGAACCGCTGCTGCCGCACTGGCATGTGGAAGGGAGCTGAGAATGTGAGTGAAATCATCCCCTTTGGCCCCGCTGCCCCGTCGGCGAAACCGAAGTTTGACCCGCCTGACGGTTTCCGATATAAGACGGACGGCATCCAGATGCAGATGTCGTGGCGGCCGGACTTCGGCGCGGAGAAAACCGCCGCCCTGCAAAAGGCACAATATGCCCTTGCACAGGAAGCTGCCAAGCTGATTGACAGCTATGTGCCGTTTGATACCGGCACCCTGAAGAACAGTGTAAACCTTGCCAGCAAGTACGACGAGGGCTTGCTGGTCTATGACACTCCCTACGCCCGCAGGCAGTATTACCTGCACGAGCAGGGCACTTGCCTGCATGGCGAGACCGGCCTGCGCGGTTCCTACTGGGGTCAGCGGGCACTGGCAGATATCGGTGAGCATCTTGCTCTCTACGGCGCAAGGGCCGTCACCACATTCTGGGGAGGGATGGGTCACTTATGAGCGAAACCGTAAAGCCCACCATTGCCGCCCTGCGGGCATGGCTCAAGACCTGCCCGCTGATCGCCGAAGAACAGGAAGCCACCGGTGCAGCCTTCCGCATTGCCGGACTGGAAGAAGAATCCACCGCCTTTTCCATCGAGGACAGCCCCGGTGATCCCATCATCACCGAGTACATCTCCGGCTGGGAAATGGCGAAGAATTACCTCTTCCTCAGCCGCCGGGAGTACAGCGAGGTGGATGCCGTCAGCATCCAGAACAGCGGTTTTTTCGAGCAGCTCACCGAGTGGGTCATGCGGCAGAACGCCCGGCATAACCTACCCGACCTTTCGGCCTGCGGCGGGGGCAAGATGCCCACCGGCATTGCCGTGACAAACAGCGGCTACATCGTCACAAACAGCGCGGGCAGCTGTAAGATGCAGCTGCAAATGCGCCTGACCTACTACATGCCAAAATGAAAGGAGTTTTGATATGACCGTATCCGAAGCCATTACCAAGTCCGGCATCACGCCCAGCGCGTCGTATACCGGCATTGAGACGGCGAACGATTTTGTGCTGGCGTTCCAGATCGAGAGCACCCAGACCAAGGAAAGCCAGTGGATCGTCTGCGCCGACCATGTGAAGGAGCATTCCGGCTCCCTGAACGCCACCACCGAGGATGCCCAGTACATCCGTACCGGCAACGTTACCGAAAAAACCGGCACCCAGCGCACCCTTGCCGTCAACGGCGACCGCTGCGTGGGCGATGCTTTTCAGGATTTTGTGCTGAGCCACAAGATCGTGTACGGTACCGGCAGCGATATCATTGTGCCGTACATCTATTTCAGCCTGCGCACCGGCAAGGGCGAGAAAGGCAGTGCTGCAATCATCGTCACCAGCGACGTGGGCGGTGCAGCCGGTTCCAAGGCCACCTTTGCCTGCGACGTGAAGGCCATCGGCACGCCGGACGAGTTCACGTTTGCGGAGTGAAACGACGCAATGAAAGCCCCAGTGGGGCTTTTAAGTGACAGAGCGGTCTCGCATAGCGAGATGGAGGGGTCTCACCCCGACAAGCTCGATTACAACCCCGCCACCCAGTCCGCTGCGCCTGCAAAGGCCGTCAAGGGCTGATTTTTTTTCAAACACAGTCCCCGCTCCACACCGGAACGGGGATATTTTATGCCGTGAAAGCAGTTCTCCCCGGGGCAGCACCGGGGCACGGCTCAATGAAAGGAGCAATACAATGCTTATTTGTGGACAGGAATTTGAGTTTTCCCTGATGAACGCCAACGACCTTGACCGCTTTGAGGACGCCAACGAGCAGATGCAGAACCGGAGCGCCGAGGAGTCGGAGCATTTCCGGCGCGGCGGCGTCCGTCTGGGCGACCATGCACGTGCACAGGCACGCATTGCCATGGATTGCATC